TCGTCTGCGACGAGGTCACCTTCTGGAAGTCCCGCGACCTCTACGACGTCCTCTTCGGCGGGGCCGGCAAGCGGCCGCACTGCGTCTTCATCGTCATCACCAACGCCGGCCTCAAGGGCCCGGACCGGTGGCAGTGGCTCCTCCGCGAGATCGCCCGCACCAGCCCCGCCTGGCACTTCCACGAGTCCCCCGAGGGCGTCCGCCTCGCCTCCTGGATATCGGAGGCCAAGGTCGCCGAGATCCGCAAGGGCCTCACCCCGTCCATGGCCCGCCGCGTCCTCGACAACGTCTGGGTGGACCCGGCCGAGACGGAGGCCCAGTACCTTACGCGGGAAGAACTCACCGCCTGCACCGACCCCGCCCTCGTAGAACGCACCCGCGGCGACCGGGGCAAGACCTACGTCCTGGCCGGCGACCTCGGCATCACCAAGGACCGGGTTACGATGGCGGTCGCCCACCGCGACGGCGACCGCGTCGTCCTGGACACGCTCAAGGTCTGGGCCGCCCCGCCCGGCGGCCGCATCGACTTCGACGCCGTCCAGGCCTGGGCCGAGCAGGCGGTCAAGGACTTCCGCATCCGCCACGCCATCTTCGACAACAACCAGGCCGAGTTCCTCACCCAACGTCTGGAGAAGCTCGGCCTCACCGTCACCCGCTACTCCTTCCAGGGCTGGGGCCACACCCACCTGGCCGACAACCTCCGCACGCTCGTCCACGACCGCAAGATCGCCTGGTACCCCGACGCCGGCCGCCTCACGGTCCCTGACGGCACCGGCGAGGACTTGATCACCGAACTCGCCCAGCTCGTCACCGTCGAACAGTCCGCCTCCGGCATGTACCGCGTGGACCACAGCCCCGGCCAGCACGACGACCGCTACACCTCCCTGGCCCTCGCCGCCTACGCCGTCGTCAAGCTCCCGGCCCGCCGCAGCCCCCAGCTTCTCACCCTGAGCACGGCCCCGACCCCGAAGCCGGCCGACACCGGCCCCGGCGACTACGTCGGGATCAAGTACCTGCCGTCTCTCGAGTCCTGGCACGCCCTCCCGGAGATCGACGGCGAAACCGTCTCGCTCTCGGACTACCCGACCAGGGACGAGGCAGCCCACGCGGTCAACGCCGCCCACGAACTCCTGGGCCGCCCCGCTCCGAACACGGTCCCGCCCGACAAGCTCTCCGACGAAACCCGGACCCGCATCGCCGCCGAGGTGGCGAGCAAGCTCCGGGAACGGCGGCTGCTCACCGCCGGATAGCGGCCCGTATTCGGTGGCCCCCGGGGAGAGACACCACTCCCCAGGGTCCACCGATGAAGAAGCGACCGCGACTCGCCGACTGGTTCAACGACGCCCCGCCCCGGCCGGCCACGGCCCGCGACACCGTCCTCGACTCCCCGGCCGGCTACCAGTACCTCCTGGCCGCCCTCCGCTCCCGGGCCCCGGGGCAGTGGTCGCAGAACCTCCTGGAACTCTCCCGCCACTTCACCAGTGCGATCTTCCTGGCCGTCAACACCCTCGCCAAGCAAGCCGAGAACGCCGACTGGCGGGTCTACGAACGCGACCCGGGCGAGCCGGAGAGCAAGACGCAGCTGCCGCACACCGACCCGCTCTGCCGGCTCCTCGAAGACCCCAACGCCGAGGACAGCATCGGCGACGTGCTCTACCAGATCACCCAGCAACTGAGCCTGACCGGCATCTCGCTCGTCTGGATGCCTCGCCACAACCCGCTCGACATCCCCAGCGAGCTGTACGTCATCCCCTCGGCCACCGCCTTCCCGCTGCCGCACTCGGCCGCCTACCCGGACGGGGCCTACCGAGTCATGCCCATGTACCCCTACGGCCCCTTCGCCACCGTCCCCGGCTACCAGACCGCGGCCGGGGCGATCATCCCCGCCGACCAGGTCATCCGCATCAAGAACCACCACCCGTACCTGCGGTACGACGGCTACGCCGTCCTGACCGCCCTCAACCTCCAGATCGACACCATCGAGGCGATCGACCGGGCCCGCTGGTCCACCCAGATGAAGGGCGTGGACCCGACCGTCGCGATGGGCTTCGACCCGGAGGTCTTCAACCCCGACGAGACGGACCTGAACCGGCTCCGGGCCCAGATCGAGGCCGTCAACGCCGGCCCGCAGAACGCGGGTAAGATCCTCTTCAACCCGTACGGCACCGTCATCACCCGGCTCTCGAACACGCCCGCCGAGATGGCCTGGCAGGAGGGCTGAGCCCAGCTCGTGGACTTCGTCCTCGCCAGCTACGACGTGCCGAAGTCCGTCGCCGGCCTCCAGGACGCCGCCACCTATGCCACGCTCTTCGCGTCGCTCAAGCAATTCTACCTGCTCTCGCTCATGCCGCTGCTGAACAAGATCGCCGGCCGGTTCAACAAGCATCTGGTCCGCCCGTACTTCGGCCCCGACCTCGTGCTCGAACTGCTGGGCCAGAAGATCACCGACGAAGACCTGCTGGAGAAGCAGCTCGCCCACGACGCCGCCGTGGGGGCCCGTCGGCTGAACGAGTGGCGGAAGGTCCGGGAGTTGCCACCGCTCCCCGGCCCCGAGGGCGACGAACGCGTCTTCGCCGCCCGGGCCAAGGCCGAGGGCAACCCCGAAGAGACCCGGGCCGACCCCCGGAAGGACCCCGACGCCGAACGCACCCGCCCCCGCAACGACGCGGGCCGCGGCTCGGTCGGCCCCCGCAAGGCCCTCCTCGCCGCCCTGGAACACCACAAGACCAACGGCACCATCCGGCCGATCAAACGAGGCGACCCATGAACCCCGCCGACCTGCAAGCCGACGTCCGCAACGCGATCGTGCTCCTCCAGCTCCTGGACAAGGTCTACCCCGGCCGCATCGACCCGGAGACGACCAAGCTCCTCCAGGACCTGGAGCAAAACGACCTCGCCCTCGCCGCCCTGCTCAAGGGGGCCGAGCTGCTCAAGCAGCTGGACACCAAGCTCCCCCGCCGGTGATCCCGGTTCGGTGGCCCCGGAGATCGACCCGACACCCGACCGACAAGGGGGCCACCGCACATGCCACGGCCGCGGCGAGGCGAGAGCAAAGACCGCTTCATGCACCGCTGCATGACGTACCCGGACCTGCAAGGCAAGCCGCAGGACCAGCGGGTCGCCATCTGCGAGTCCCTCTGGGCGAAGAGGCGAGCGGGGGGCGGGAAGGTTCTCCCCGTCCCTCGCAGCCTCTCGACCCGCAGTTACAAGTTCGCCCCCGGCCTGCGCGCCCTCGACGCCATCACGCCCAAGGAGCCGACCTTCGACACCGGCCGGATGTCCGCCACCGCGGTCCTGTCCACCACCGCCCTGGACCGGGAGGGCGACGTCCTCGAGGTCGCGGGCATCTGGACCGACAACCACCGGACCAACCCCATCGCCATGCTGGACCACGGGGTCTACTGGCCGCTGCCCATCGGCAAGACCGTGGACCCGGACGGCAACTACACGGTCGCCATCGATCCCGACGCCGGGGAGTGCATCGAGACGACCTTCTTCAGCCAGTCATGCCCGGTCGCGGAGCAGATCTACCACCTGGCGGTCGAAGGCATCCTCCGCGGCAACTCCATCGGCTACCGCCCCATCGAGGCCAAGCGGCTCCCGCCCGACGCCGCCCAGGGCACCAAGCCGGGGCTGCACATCCTCCGCTGCGAGCTGATCGAGGCCACCCGGTGCGGTATCCCGTGCAAACCCGAGGCGGGTCGGGCCACGCTCTCCCGAGACCGCATCTGCGGCAAGAGCATCGCCCCGGCCGTCAAGCACCTCCTTTTCCCCTACGCGGCCCCCAAGACGGTCTGGTCGCCCGGGGCCACCCTGCCCGGCACTCAATCGGCCGCGGGGGAGAGCAACCCCGAAGGGGAAAGAGCGATGAGCCAGAAGCACGCGGGCAAGAACGCCGACGACCCGGCCGCCTACGACGAGGACGCGATGGCCGGTGCGTCCGCCGCCCAGGCCGACGAGCCGACCGAAACCGGGGCCGAGGAACCCTACGGGGCCGAACTCGTCCGCGACGTCCACGCCGACCTGGTCGGCATCGTCGAGCGGTACACCGCGGCCCTCAAGCGGCTGGAGAACGAGAAGGTCAAGCCGAAGCTCCTGGACCTCATGGACGACCTCGACGCCGTGGTCTGCGACTTGGAGGAGGTCTTCAAGGCCGCCTACCCGGACCTCGACCAACTCACCACCGACGCCGGCGACGAGGACGAACCCGCCGAAACCAACTCGGGCAAGTCCGCCACC